AGCGATTCATGGTAGACCTTCCGGAAGAGGAGGATGAAGATGAGTAATGGTGTTACGATAGCGGCTCATGGAGGCCCACAGACAGAGTTTCTTTCAACACCAGCAGACATTACAATATTCGGTGGTTCAGCTGGCGGCGGTAAAGCCGTGCAAATTGATACCAAGGTACTAACACCTCAAGGATGGTCTACCGTTCGAGAGCTTACCGTAGGAGACGAAGTAATTGACAGAGAGGGACATGCCCAGACGATTCTACAAGAGCATGTGCAGCCTCTCAAGACGCTGTATGAGGTTGTATTCAGAGATGGTGCAAAGATTACAGTATGTGGTGAGCACCTATGGGATGTAAATTTCTCAGGGCATAAAGCTGTTAGAGACACATCAACCATAAAGGAATGGATGGAGAGGACAGGGAGAAATCCAACGATCCCTTTGTACTCCCCCAGTGAAGATGAAGATATTGAGTTTGACGAGAGCCTACTCCCTATAAAGCCATACACACTTGGGTTCCTTCTAGGAGATGGACATTTTGCTACATGCCATTCGTTGAGGTTTTCCACCAGTGATGAAGAAGTGGTGGGGTTCGTGAGAGAGGATGGATACGATGTCAAAAAGACACAAAGCTCAAAGTATGAGCATGCCATTGTAGGAGGCCTGAGAGTTGATGTCGGAGAGTTAGGTCTTTACAACACTAGGTCTCACACAAAGTTTGTCCCACAGGTATATAAAGACTCTGGATACAATGTCAGGATTTCAATCTTACAAGGACTAATGGACTCAGACGGGTACAGGGAAACTAACAAGGACACCGCAGAGTTTGTATCAGTTAGCAAGACTCTTTCTGAGGATGTCCAATATCTAGTGCGTAGCGTTGGAGGGACAGCAACACTAAACTCAAAGGAAACAAGTTACACTTATAAAGGAGAGAAGAAAAAAGGAAGGACAGCTTATAGACTCTACATCCGGCACCCTAATCTTGAGAAGATTTTCAGGCTTAGTCGAAAGAAGGTTCCTAACAGTTTCCAGAAGAAATCAAGAAACTCTATTGTAGAGATTCGAGAGAAGGGCGAAGGACTTAGCAAGTGCTTTACCATCTCTGGGAAGGAATCACTGTTCGTTATTGAGAACTTCATCGTTACACACAACAGCTTCGCGCTACTTGTAGACCCCCTACGACACATCAAGAACCCCGACTTTAGAGCTATCATGTTCCGTCGTCAGGCCGTAGAGATCAACCGTCCCGGTGGCCTTGCAGATGCTTCCAAGAAGATTTATCCGTATGTAGGAGGTGAATACTACACGTCCTCTAAGAAATGGGTGTTCCCGAGCGGCGCTACAGTACATTTCATGGGTCTTGACCATGAGGACGATATACAAGCCCTTCGTGGTGTCGAGGTAGACCGTATTTACCATGATGAGCTTACAACCTTTAACGAAGAACACTTTTGGTATCCTCAGAGCCGTATACGTTCTACAACAGGGATTCAGGGAAAGACAAAGTGTTCAACAAACCCCCAATCATCAGGATTTGTAAAAGACCTTGTGAAATGGTGGATTGATGAGGATGGTTTTGCAATCCCAGAGAGGTCATCAAAGCTTCGTTACTTTATTCGTGATGATGATGACGAGTCTGACGGATTGAAATGGTTCAACAGCAGGGCAGAAGCTGAGCAGTATTATCGTGATTACATGGATGTGCACGACAAGGATGATATGTCAATCACGTCCCTCACGTTTATTAGAAGCTCTTTGGATGATAACCCGTCCCTTGGTAAGGAATACAAGAAGAGGCTCATGTCACTCCCTGCTAAAGAGCGTGCAGAGCTTCTTGGTGGTAACTGGAACTACGACGCTTCATCGGGTGTATATTTCAAGAAGACTTGGATTGACACTGTTGATCGGGCTTCTCTCCCAAAGATGAAAAGGGTTGTTCGAGGATGGGACTTGGCGAGCACACCTGTTGGCAAGGGGAATCAAAAGAATCCTGACTGGACAGCGGGCGTTAAAGTTGGCCTTGGTGACGACGGATATTACTACATTTTGGATGTGGTTAGATTTAGAGACTCTATTGGCGAAGTTAAGAAGGCCATGAAGCGTGCTGCTGTCATGGATGGCACACCAACCCACCAAGTAGTTCCACAAGACCCCGGAGGTCACGGCAAGCACGCCTTTCAAGATCACGCTAAGAATCTTTCAGGGTTCGTTGTGAGGAAGGCAAAGACAGAGAAGTCCAAGATTGATAGATTCTTGCCATTCGCTTCAAGCGCTGAATACGGACTTGTGAAGATGGTTGAGGCTGAATGGAACAATCCATTCCTGATGGAGCTTGAAGGCTTTGTAGGGGATGGTAGGAAGAAAGACGATCAGGTTGACGCAGTTTCAGATGCGTACAAAGAGCTTCATCAGGGTCAGGCGGTTCCTACAAATATATCTCTAACAGCAGAATCAATGGCTGGTGAAAATATGTGGAACTTCTGAAAGTATTCACAGAGGTTGACACGAACCAATAATTGTGGTTGCGGTGTTGTAATCTCACTGTTACAATATTATCAACGCTTACAGCACCCTGTACCATAAACCAAGAGGTAATTAAATGGCAGAAGATGACAATCAGGTTAAGAAACCTTCTGTACCTCTCACTGAGTTAGGCGGAACAGGGCTTCGTAATACAGGAGGTCACATTGATGAAGAAATTATTTGTGATCTCCGATTCCCAAATTCGGTGCAGGTATACAGACAGATGGAAACGGACGCCCTTATTAGTGGTGCCCTTTTCGCTATCAAACAGTTTATTAGAAGCGCAGAATGGACAGTCGAGGAATACTCGGGAGTTGAAGCTCCTGACGATACAAAAGAACAAAAGCTATTCCTAGAGCAATGCTTGGGTGATCTCAGCAAGACATGGGGAGAGACCTTAACGGACATTCTTTCATTCCTGTCATACGGTTTCAGTGTCCATGAGATTGTTTATAAGAGACGGCTAGGAAGAAATGCTCCCGGTAATAGAGAAAGTTCAAAGTTTAATGATGGCAAGGTAGGATGGTCAAAGTTTCCCATCCGTTCTCAGGATACTATTGAGAAGTTTAACACCACGAAGAAGGGTGATCTTGAATCTGTTGAACAGCATGATTATTGGAACCAAGTAAAGGCTAAAATCCCAGCGGACAGGTTCATTCTATTCAGAACTTCGTCCTACAAGGATAATCCTCACGGACAATCAATTCTTAGAGGGGCTTATAGGGCTTACTACTTTAGAAAGAATCTTGAGATGCTTGAGAGCATTGGTTACGAGAGAAACCTAGCAGGTATTCCCGTTATCCGTGTCCCCCATGAGATTCTTTCCGCTGATGCAGATGATGATGAGAAAGCTTTACGACGCACTTATGAAACAATGGGGAAGCTCCTAAAGAAGAACGAACAATCCTATGTGATGCTTCCCTCGGATATTCGAGGAAACGGCGAGAATGGAAGTGGTGAACACGTTTACGATATATCCCTTCTAAAGTCTGATGGTGCTAATACTGCAAACATCTCGCCAGTTATTGAACGTTATGATCGTCGAATCCTACAAAGCATGTTGGCGGACGTTCTTCTTGTTGGTGGACAATCTGTTGGTAGCTATTCTCTAGCTTCTACCAAAGCTGATATGTTTACACATGCCATCTCAAGCTATCTTGATGTAATCACTGAACAGTTTAATGACAAGGCCATTCCGCTTCTGTGGGAAATGAACGGATGGGATGCTAGCAAGGCTCCCCGTCTAAAACACGCGGGTCTTGATAAGATTGACATACAGCCTCTCGCAGACCTTCTAGACAAGGCCGGAAAGAGTGGGTTCATTCAGCCTGATGATGGCATTGAAAACTACCTCAGAGACGCTATTGGTGTTCCCCACGCACAGACAGAGGGTGATGGCTCTGTAATGGAGCGGGCAAGGGCACAGGCGGAGATAGACGGGCTTTCAGATGTCTAAAGAGACTAACCCGTATCCTGAAGAGGACGAGCTGCTAGATGACACTGAAACTGCTCTCATCGCCATCTTAGCACTGTCCTTCCTGTACGCTGTGAAAGATTATGAACAGGGTTACAAATACCAAGATGTTCAGGCTAGGTTCCGGTATAAGATCTACGAGGCTATTCCCGAATTAGAGGGAATGTCCAAGAAGGCTATCGACATGGGGTTGGAAAGGGTTGGCAATGATTATGGTCTTCCTGATCTTTATTACAACCACAATACGGCGAACCTTCCAATCGAAGTGAAAGGTGTTCTAGATGATAATATCTCTTACATCAATACCACAAACAGGGTCATGGTTGATCGCCTCTTACAGATTTCAGACGCCGAAGGATGGTCTGACGAAGAGCTGACAAAGAGGATGAAAAGGTATTTTGGTTTAACACCACAGCACCTTAAAACCATTGTCAACATGGAGAAGGCGCTTAGAGAGGATGGGGTTGGTAAGAAGGCCGCCGATAAGATGGTTCAAAAGAGGATTAATAAGCTTGTTGACTGGAGGATGGAATTAATTACTTCCAAGATTTCAACAGGAGTACTGGGCGCCTCTAAGGATGAATCCTTCGGGTATCTCATAAACACGGGACAGGTCAACCTTAACGAATATGAGAAAGTTTGGAAGAGTGTTATTGATGAAGACACGACGGATATTTGCACATCATCGCATAACACCAGAGCACCTATTGGTGGAACATTTCCAAATGGATTGAAACACCCTCCCGCAGCCCCTCCCATACACCCTTGCAGATCAACCATCACATTAGCCAAGAGGATTTTATGAAACTATGAGTGATTTTAAGAAAGCCGTTTCGGAGCTTGTTGAAAAGTATTTCCCGTCAGAGAAAGATGACAATGATGACAAAGACGTAAAGATTGCAAAATCTATTGATGTAGAGAAGAAGCTGTTTACAGCGGTTGTCCTGCGCCCTAATGAGGTAGATGCGCATGGTGACGTTTACGACGAAGATACCGTAGAGAAAGCGTGCCATGACTTCTCCCAATTTTGTCGTAAGGCCAATCTCCAGCACTTGGTTGGTGTGGAAGATATTAGCTTTGTTGAAAGCTGGATTGCCAAGGAAGATATGACACTTGGAGAAGGACAGATTCTTAAAGGTGATTGGGTTGCAACAGCCAAGATCAACAATGAGGAAGTCTGGAAGATGTGCAAGGATGAAAAATTCACAGGGTTTTCCGTTGGATGCCTAGCAAATACGGAGAAGATTGATGAGTAAAGCAAAAAGAAAAATCACCAAGTTCAATTTTGAATCTGAAGGCGCCCACCTATCTCTAGTTACACAGGCTGCCAATTTACAGCAAGCTCTGGTTATGAAGTCTCTTACAGCTTCTGAGGAGGAGATTCATAAGGCTCTCGAAGTTAATCTAAAGATTTCCATGCGAGAGTTCTTCGGGCGGTACTTAAATATTGATGTAGACGATATGGAAACCATTTTGGGTATGATGGGATACTCCCCCGAAGACCTTTACGATGAATATTATCTAGAGGATTTGGGAGATATTGTCCGAGATAACATGGACAAGGCAACCGTTGGAAATTTTGTAGATACTTTCAAGTCGTTTGACGCTAAGTATCTAACCAAGGACTCTGTGCTTTCGGTTGAAAGCCAAGGCGAGGGTGTTGTAAAGACCGAAGGCAAAAAAGAAGAAACCAATAAAGGGGAAGGAAATATGTCACAAGATCAGACCGATCTTCAGGAACAGATTGAGAAGGCTGCCGAAGCCATTGTCGCTAAGCGTATTGATGCAGTTGAGAAGGCTGCCAATGAGCGAGTAGACAAAGTATCCAAAGAGCTTGACGTGTTCAAGGCTCGTGAAGAGGCCCGTGAAGGGCAAGAGATGCTTGCCAAGGCAGAGGACTTCTCACGTTATCTGGGCGAAGGCGCTGACAAAGAAGCCATTGCAAAAGCATTGGCATTCATTGAGAAATCCGAAGAAGCCGAGACCGTTAACCAGCTTCTGAAAGACCTGAAAGGTGCTCTGGACAAGGAAAGCGGTTTTGAAGAGATCGGTAAGTCCGCTACAGAAGACCAGCCGACAGATGATGAGTCGAAAGTCAGCACCATTCAGAAGACACTGATGGAAGGCGACGCCGGAATGAATGAGCAAGACGCTTTTGTCAAAGCTTATGAGCAAGTCCACAGCATCTAAACAATTTACAAAAAGAGGAAAAACTTAATGTTTGATATTAACTCATACTTTGATTACGGCACCGCTGACTGGGCATCTACCAACGATCTTGCAGAAGCCTATGGGCTGTTTGTTAAACTTGGTAGTGATGGCCAGTTTAGCGTTGCGACCACCGCCGCTGATGAAGGTGTTACTGGCGTCCTTCGTGATAACACCCCAGAAGGTTATGTACCGCCCGTTCGCACAGGTTCAGTTACATATGTATTTGCTGGTTCAGATCTGGCAGTGGGTGATTACGTTACCAATGATGCTGAGGGCAAGGCAGTTAAAGCAAACTCAGGCCAGATCGTTCTTGGACAGGTTCTAGATGTGGGTGTTGCAGCAGGTCAAGAAGCCAAGATCAACCTTATCCTTCAAGCAAGCCGCACAGCGTAAGCGTTTCACAACAACAATATTTAGGAGCATGAATAATGGCAGTTATCCCGAATCTTCGTAGTCCCGATCAGTACCTGACTAACTTCTCTTTCACAATGGCGCGCGATAGCAGCCAGTTTAAGGCGGCGAATACGCTTCCTTCTGTGAACGTACAGAACCAGTCCGGCATCTATCGTACCTTTAGTTCTGATGCGCTTCGTGAAGTACGTGTACGTCCGTATGCGTCCGGTACACAGACCAGCGCAGGTAAGTTTGAATATGGTGAAGGCCAATACAACGCGCGCCTTTACGGCCTGCACGTTGACCTTGATCCGATTACCATGCACAACGCTGCAAGCACCACCATCAACATTGAGCGTGATACCACAAGCTACCTGACCACTCAGATGCTGCTGGAGCGTGAGAACCGCTTCTACAACACCTTTATGAAAGATGGTGTTTGGGGTGTTGATAAGACAGGCACCGATGCAGGTGCAGCAGCCGATGAGTTTGTCCAGTTTGATGACGCTTCAAGTGATCCGGTAAGCACCATTCAGGACGCCATGCTGTCTGTACAGTTGTCCTCTGGCGGCTTTATGCCGAACACTATCTACATGGGCCGTCGGGTGTTTAACGCCCTTCTGCGACATCCCGAGATTCTGGATCGTATCCGTTTCCGTGGTGGTGACTCCCCCGCTGTAGCCAATGAGCAGACCCTAGCTTCAGTATTTGGTGTTTCAAGTATCGTCGTATTTGATACCGTTGTACAAGGTGCAGATGGCGAGAGCGCGATGCTTGGTGACAATACCATGCTCCTCGCATACGTTGAAAACACCGCAGGTTTGAACAGCCCAACTGCAATGGCACGATTCAACTGGGTAGGCCCGAACAACTATCTGACACTTGGTGGTTCTGTAATCAAGATGAATCATCCCCTGCTGGATGGCACTGTACGTCTTGAGATGAAATATGCTGATGACATGCGTGTTGTAGCTCCCGTACTCGGTTGCTTCTTTAAGAACGTTCTCGGCGGTTAAGAGGAAAACTTTGGGGTCTTTAATGGCCCCAATATTGATTGGAGGATAGTAACATGGGATTGATGAAACCCGACAAGGATAAAAAGCTAGTCTTTGGTAAGAAGGTCACATACAAAGGTAAAAAGTACAGCACGGGAGATACCATCCCTTATGTGCAAAACCTGTCAAAACACTTTATTGAGAAGATGTATCGTAATGGATTCTTCAAACATAAAAAGGGTGAAGAAGGTACTGGTACTGTTGAAAAGGAGACTGTCGAATCATCCGTTACTGTAACTGAAGAAGAAAATGGCGTTAGAATCGTTGAAGATACAGAAGAGTCTTTTAAAGTAGAGTATAACGGAGAGGTTCGAGAGATCAAACGGAATCAGGTTCGTGAAGATGGCACTCTTACCAAAGGCGGTTTAAAGGCGTTTGAAGATTAAAAAGGGGGATATCATGTCATTCAGTTATGCAGCGGACTTGTCGAAGCCTCTTGATTATGTAAGGTGGCGTCTCAACGATACAGAGGAAGACTTTGCAGAAGTAGAGGATGAAGAGATCCAGTTCTTCTTGGATGATTATGATTCTCCCGTTTCTCGAAAGAATCTTAATAAGGTAGTCCTGACGTTTCTTAAAAAGCAGCTTTACCATCTTCTTATCAGCCCTTCACGAGAACGCGCAGGCGCTTTTGGGGTTTCCAATACAACCGCACAGCATCTGAAACTTGCCATCAAAGAGATAGAGGATGAAATCAAGAACAGCAAGGGGCTGGCTTCACCGTCATTTGGTGGTGTTTACCAATCTGATGTAAAGGCTACCAGAGATAATCCCGCCTTTACAGATACCAAATTCTTTGATGGAAGAGTCTATTGCCCAGAGGCAACCAAGAGGAGATAGGAGATGCCTTCACACTTAGATATGAAAGGTGTTAAATCTCTCAAAGGTCGTCTTAGGGGTCTTGAAGTTCGTAAGGTTAAATGGGGTTATTTTGAGGGGCAACACTCCTCAGCGGGAATGTCATACGCAGCCCTTGCAAATCTTCTGGAGGAAGGAACAAGGTCTTCGTCGGGGGGCTACGGCATACCTCCAAGGCCAGCCTTCAAAGACAGCTTGCAATCGGTTAAGCACAATCGTTCGGGCTTTGAGAGGGCGTTGCAGGGGCGTATGTCCAGCTTCGTAAGGGGTGTAGAGTCTTCACCGGCGGGAGTCCACAACCTATCTGGAACCTACCTAAAAAATAGGTATCAGGACAGCATGGACTTCTGGATCATGGGAGGATCACAATACCAACATAATGCCCCTAGAACAGTAGCTTTAAAGGGCAAGGACAAACCTTTCGATGAGACTGGAGAGTTGATAAGAAATGCCACGTTCAGGGTTGTCTAAACTAATCAGGAGGCTCACGTGGCTAACACAAGAATGAAGCTCAGATTGACACATAGAAAGACATTCCCATTGCGCCGTGTTGAAGAAGGCCACAGAGATGAAATGGGAAGGTGGCAGGAAGGTGGCGTAGACCCCAACTTTACAAAGGTAAAGGGCAATGAGCAACCATTCCAAGGGTACGAAAAAGAAATGCTCCCAGAGTCATTTAGGAGCAAAGACCTTCGTAGGTTCTTCTCTGTAACATTCTTACGGTCTGTTGAAGAGGACAAAGGATTCACGCCTGATGAGATAACCATTGATGGCTACCAATTTGAGGTTCAGAAAAGGAAGTCTTTCAAAATGGGCGTTCAGGATCATTATGAATTCTTGGTGGTTCGTAAAGAGCAGAGCGCGGGAGGCGTTTCATAATGTCATTCATAAGAGGTGTTGAAAACGCTTTCCTCGGAAGACTAAGGGAGTATGTAGAACCTTTGGAGTTTATCCCAGATTATGGTGGTGGGCCTGAGCCGAAAGGAGATTATGGAGTTTTCGGGATCACCCTTCTCAACAAGATTAATGAAAACCACAATCATTACTTAAAAACAGATGACGGGTACAAGGAGAGTATTCTACAAGACTTTGAAATCCTATCGACCATAACCTTCTACGGGGATAGTTGCTATGAAAATGCTTTAGAGACACAGGCTTATTTGCAGATGAGAGATACGCAAGAAGACTTCTACTATAATGATGGCTTGTCGGTAATAGGAACAACCTCCGTCAGCAGGAGTCCCGAGTTGAGGGAAACTGGGTATATCAACAAGGCTTCCTACACCCTTAACATGCTCACTAGGTACAAGCTCGAAAGAGATATTGATTGGTTCGATACCATCGAATACACAGCCAATTACAAAGACATTTCTGGTGATCCCAAAGTGGTATACACAGATACCATAAAAGTTTCAAAATAATCAAGAGGCGGAGAATATAATGGCGACAGATAAAAGTATTATAGGGGTTAATATTTCACGGGAGACCAAAGGTGTTTCTCGAAAAGGTTTTCACACACCCCTTTTCATTGGCAATACACAAGGTGTTATTGGTGCGCGAGAACGTGTTCGGAGTTATTTAAACTTAGAAGGAGTAGCTGCGGATTTTGATGAGGGTACTCCCGAACTTATCGCGGCCTCTCGGTTCTTTGGTCAGCAGGTATCCCCGACAGTTATTAAGATCGGCACACATTACCCAGAATCTATTACTAAAGTAGATTATGATGTTGTTGCATCCGACACTACCTCGTATGAAATCGAAGTAGACGGATCAACATTCACTTATACAAGCTCTGCCGGTGATACCGAGCAAGATATCATTGAAGGGTTGCGTTCTGATTTCGTTGACAAGGGTATTGGCGGGTCTTTCGAGTTTAGCGGAACAGATAATACGTTCACAATTATTCCAGAAGACCCCTCGACATTTTCTCAGGCAACTACAACCACTCAGCTTACTGACATTGAGACTACCGAAAGCTTGGGAGACGCCTACAACGATATCGCTCTTGTTGATAGTGACTTCTACTTTGTCACTTCTTACACACATGATCCCGAAGGCATTGAGTCTTTGGCAAATGTTGTACAGTCAACAGGGCGTTTTTACGTCGCATCTTACAAAGGACGAGATGCTCTTGATGCCCGTGAGGAAGGTGATATTGGCTCGATTCTACAGTCACGGGAGATGTTTAGAACCTTCTTGATCTACGCAGAGAATGTAGACGAGTTCCCCGAGTGCGCTATTGTTGGTCTTCAATCTCCTAAAGACCCCGGCAGCACCACATGGAAGTTCCGGACAGTGACAGGCGTAACGCCGTCGAAGCTAACAACTACCCAAGACCTTGTACTAAAAGGTTCCAAGTACGATTACGGCAAAGGTTATAACACCTATTCAGATGTTGGTGGGCGTACTATCTTTCAGGAAGGTCGTATGGTCAATGGAGAGTTTGCTGATATTATTCGGTTCTCCGATTGGATCGAAGCACGAATTCGAGAACGCGTTTACATGACTCTTGTAAACTCTGAAAAGATTCCCTACTCAAAAGCTGGATTCGCTATCATTGAAGGACGTATCACAGAGATTCTTAGCCAAGGTGTTGCTGTTGGAGGTCTTATTCCGGGGTTTGAAGTTACTGTACCAAATCCAAGAAAGGCCAGTCCGAACGATCGTGCCAACCGTGTTGCAAGTGGTTTCGAGTTTACCGCAACATTGGCAGGTGCCGTTCACTTTGTAAATATCAAGGGCACCTTGACAATTTAACACAACAACAAACAAGAGGTAGG